TCGGCTACTTTTGTTTGCCCGTTGCTAACTAGTATTATAACATGCTTTCCATCAAAATTCTCTAATTCGGATAGTTTGGCTGGCTTAAAGTCCACATAATCCACCTCTGATTATTTATTCTTCGTATTTATCGTTCCATTGGCCATTGCTTTCTCTTGTAAACGACGCTTTTTCTTTTTAATTTTTGATTTTTTCTTACCCATAAATTTTCCTCTTTTCATTAATTAATATCTTATTATTTCTTTTTTTCAGTCGCAAATCCCATGATGATTTGATTCTTTAGATATCGTAATTGCTGTCTGACATATGATTCCTCTCTACAGCAAGATAATCTATAGTTAATATCCTTTAAAACCGCTAAATCAAAATTGTATTTGCCCAGTAATTCATTGATTTCTTCTTCAGCTGTTTTCATTTAATTCTCCTTTAGCGTGATCGGTCTGCCATACTTTAAAATTTCCCAAGTGCCATCTTTCATATTGGTTTTATTCATATGATTTCTTTCATCACGAGCAATTGTATAATCGAAAAATAAATCGGCTTGCTCTGATCCATGCAGGTATTCAACATACACACCGTCGATTTGACGACCTAAGATATAAACTTCTGGATAACTTAGCATTATTGTTCTCCTTCAAGAGATATAGTCACACCAGTGATTTTTAAGCCAATTAGTTTACTTAAAACCATAATTGCTTCATCCACCAGCAATCCATCTCGTTGAATAGAACTGCCACATGTAAATCGGTCCATTCTTACAATTTCATCCACCGTTACAGGATATGGAATAGTAACGTCTACTTTTTTGGCAATTTGTTCAATGGCTTGAACATGAGCTTTATTCGCTGCTAAAATATACTGACCTGTTCTAGCTGATTCTTTAACTAGCTCTGTTGTTTTTCCAGTTCCTCGATCTCTTGCTATAATTTTCATCTATTTGGCCTCCTCACTTAATCCCCAAAAAGGATTTACCTTGTAAAACTTCTCAACTTCTCGATTTAAAGATCGCACCATACTTTCTAAGACAGTTGCTCGTGTTCCTAACGTGACATTTTGCTTTTTCGCTTTTTTGACACTTGTAATTCCTAAGTTGTGTCTTAATTCAGAAAAAATTAGTATTCCCTGATTACTATATTTCCATTTTAAATCTGGATTGGCTTGAATCTTTTCCCATAATTCGTTAGTAACCACTAAATAGTTATAATCACCTAAAAACGTCTGTTTCGCAGAACTTTTCAAGTCTGCCATTGTAACTTTAATTTCATAGCATCTAATGGTATTGTCTGTTGAATAAGTCATGAAGTCGACTCTTTCCTTGCCATACCAGCCAATGGTTACCTCAAAACAGCCGAATACTCCCATTTTGTTGGTGTAGTGCCACAAGCATTTCTCAGCTTGTCTGGTTAAATCAGTTTTCATTAGTCACCATCAACTTTCACAGCAAATTGAAAATAACGTTCATCAATTGCTTTGATTTCTTGTTCTGTGAATTTCATGTCATCGAATTCATTGTTGTCTGCAATTGTTATGCCTCCACTTCAAATTAGTTAATTTTTATAGCCATTTTTCTAATTAATTAACACATAGAACCCTTGTGTTATAGATACTTTACCGAAAATATCAAGTTTTATTTCAATTTCGTTAAGCGTCATACTCGTTTTATGGGATAGTTGGTCACCTAGTCCTAGATTCCTAAGCATTACGTATTCTTCTTTTGTAAGTTCATCAATATCAACTGATTCAATTTTTTTATCGATACCGTTTTTTGATATTAATTCCACATTTTTGAATTTCATGTTCTGTTCCTTTCGCTACATTTATAAATTTTATAGTTTAATTATTCTCGTAACCTCTACTGGTTTAATAATCACATCACCGATTTTTACAAATTTGTATTTATATTCATCGTTATTTAGTATTGAAGTTAAATTTTTGAATGTTTCGGCAAATATTTCTGTATCAAAAGTAGCCATTGTAAAGGACCCAGTATTAATAAAAATTCTAATTTTGATTCTTTTCATTTTTTCACCCTCAATAATTTATAATTAATTTTTTACGGCTTTTGTTAAATCAAAACCAAGAGCATTTGGATAGCCTTCAACGCTTTCTGGTTCAACATGATAACGATAATTTTCAATATCCATCTTGCTGGTTTTTGATACCTTCTCTAAAATGCTACCTGACCAGCTTTTACGATACCCTGCTTTCTTTTTTGACTTCGGATTTACACAACTTCTAGCGCCTTCGTCCGTCGCTTTACAGGGAATGACAAACAATGCTAATCTTGATTCGTCTAAATACAATTGAACCCATTCAGGTTTGTTTAGTCGTCTCACAACTGGACCGCTCAAAGCCAACCCACTTTTTGAAATCGTAATACACTCTTTTCCTTCTGCTCCAAATGTTCCTGGTAATAATAAACTTGCTGTATTAATGTTAAATTTCATAAGTTTACTCTCCTCTTTCTTTTGTTTTCTATTAATTTTATTTTCTATTCCGTTAGCCTTTCGCCAATTTTGAAAGGTTGTTGTGCCTAGTCCTAAAGCTTTCTTAATATCTCCTACTTGATAACCTAAATCTAAGAAATGTTGGTACTTCTCTTTTGTTAATTTATCAGGATCTAAACTGGGTAATGGTCGCTTATCCGCTATAAGATCTGACTCTAATTGCTTAGAGAGCCTCTGGACTTCTTTCACGATTTCTGGATTCTTCATCCAAGATTCGTTTTCACCCGTCAGAAAAAGAATTTTTTGTCGTATTAATCGCTTCTTCTCTCTGAGTAAATTCTTTCCCATTGCTCCCCCTCCAAACTCATAATTTTAAAATTCATAATGAATAACCCATTGAACCAAAAGATACGATTTGCTATTACAATTTGCTACTCTAAAATGGCATAGTCATAACAGCGACCCAATCTATCTTGCTCACCATTCTCCAAACATTTTCGCAAAGTTTCATTTCCGATTCGACACGCTGAAATTACATCAGCTCTTGTGTTAAATACTTCTGAAGATCCATCTTTGTATATAACAATTAATGGTTTAGCATTGTCTGAAAAATCACCTGAGAATATTTCTCGCCCAATTTCGCACGCCTTTCTCCATGCAAACAAGTCGCCATTATCCTCTGCAATTCTCAGGTAATCAAGTAACGGACCTCTTAAATGTTTTTGTTTTGGTAATGCAATACTCATTTCCACTCCTCCTAAATCTGTTATTGCCAGTAGTTTTGCTCTAACTTTTCTAAATAATGTGAATAGTATCCATGCTGTTGAACCTCAAATTCTTTTAAGTAATCTAATGGAATACTCTTACGTCCTAAGTTTTTTTGCATATTTAAATAATCATCAACATCCACTAAAAATACTTGATGACTTTTGTTGAATTGAATTAATAAAAATGCTGTTCCACCGCTTAATTTAAAATCCTTTAAAAAATTTTTTTGGTGATCTTTTAACATTGGTTTATTTCCAACATAAAATGGAAATGCGGTTTTATTTTCAGTAGATTTGCAATCGAAGGCGATTGGCCGACCCTTCAAATGTCCGATAAAATCGCATCCTGTCTTGTTAGTTGGAATCACTACAGGTTTTCCACCAACCCTTATAGTTTTAGTTCCATTAGGTATTTTTGCTACTGTGCCTTTTCTGTTACGACAATACCATTCGTTGGTTTGTTCAATCATTTTTTCAAACTGACTCCACGCTTTCATCACAGCACCTCTCTCTTAATTTCCCTCTGGATTTAACCAGTTATGCATTGTAACTTTTGGTATTGAATCAACAGAAATCTCCTCTTGATCATTTCGCATATTGTATTCACTAATTTTTTTTATAGCTTGATTTTTTGTCTTTATTCCCTTACGTTCCCAGCTTAACAATATGCGGTCCATATACTTTAGACTGAATGCCTGATTAAGAACTGCCTCTTTAAGGGCTAATTGAATAAGGTCATCTGGATAACCATCTTCTGTTTGCCACTGTTTAATCATTTCCATTTCGATAGGCGAAAGTGGTCTCCCAAAATTTTGTTCGACGGCAGCGTATATATTTAATTTATTTTTATCTGTTTCTGGTGAAAAAGAATTATTTGTGTTTATGTTTTGTTTATGTTTAATTAATGTGCCACTGTTCGTTGACTGCGTTGTACTCTTTAGTGTCACTTTATCGTTACTCTGTTGTGTACTCTCTTGCGCACTATTTAACGTATAAAGTACGCATACCTTGTAAGAAGTAGCTTTTCGACCATTACTTTTAAAATCAATCAAGCCTAGTTGCTTTAACGCGTTTCTATTTTTATTAATTCCTGAGCGTGACAAACCTGACAAAGATTCTAATGTTGCATTAGCTGCTGTAAACCATGTAGCCCATCCTGCTTTGTTGTTTATGGACATTAATGCACGCCATAAAGCAATCTGACCTGATGAAAGCTTTTGTTTATAAAGCAAATAATCGTCAAACGCAAGAATCTGTTGTAAATAATTCAATGTCACACCTCCACTCTCTATGCAATAATTATTTTTTTATTGGTTATTTTTTCTATTTCTTCTTTAAATTTTTCTGGATCACTATTCTTGTCGCTTAAATGGATGAGATATATTTCTTCTGTTTTTGTTAAATCAGTTGACTGAAAAAACTTTTTGCAGGCATCTATGCTCATATGCGTTCTTAAAATTCGATCTTGAACACTTTTTGGCAGTTTGCTCTGTCTTACTAACTTGATATCATGATTACACTCAACGAGCCAATGAGTGACGTCTTTAAACGTTTTAGGTAAATAGTTAGTATCTGTAGCAAATACTATTTTCTTTCCACTAGGTGAAAGAATAAGAAAGCCCAGTGGTTCTCTCGCCCGTGCCTTTTTGTCATCGTGAATAGTGGCAAAAGGTTTAACTAACCAATCACCAATTTTCTGTTGCTGGTTAGCTTTTAAAATATGTGACCGTCTATTTATACCTAATCCTTCTAAAGTTCCTCGTGAGGCCCACACATCAAATCTTCCAGCGAGTAAAATATCATTGATATACTTTGAGTGGTCACCATGTTCATGTGTTACAAGTAAACCTTGAATATTTGAAAAATTAATACCTTGTTTCATAATATCTTTAGGCTTTAATCCTGCTTCTAACATTAAGGATGAGTTTCCATCTGCAAGTAAATAATTATTACCTGCAGATGAAGATCCTTGTATATTAATTTCAATCATTAAAAGCCACGTCCATCTGTTTCGCTAGCAATATTTGTGGTTAATTCATCAAAAAACGCTGTCTGGGTTGGTTCGTTTTCTGTTTCTTGATTCGTTGTTGCTTTTTGAATCGGCTCTTCTGGTTCGATGATAGTCTCATCTGCTGCAGTTTCTTTATCGCGTTTTACTGCTTCTTGTTTGACTTCTGTTGGTTCTCCATCAAAATCGAACACTTCTTGTGCTGTTTGCTCAGTGACATCTTTTCTAACTGATTTAACTACTTCGTCGTCTTGCGACTGATATTGCATAGCGACATACGCATTCTCGAAGTTTTTAGGAATTTTCTTAACAATGTTGTTTCTCATTTTACGAACAATCATGGATTCTCTACTTTGTGGAGATTTCCATGCGGGACTAATATATGATTGATATTCTTGACTGTCTAAAATGTCATCTAAAGCCATTGTTTTCAAATTGTTCATGATTTCTTGCTTTTTATTATCAATTTCCTGCTTTTGCTGATAACTTGCGTCTTTTTTCTTTTTTGCTATACCAAAAGTTTCATTCATAAGGTTCTGGTTTATATGAGCAATTAAATTTTTAACAACATCCTCTCGTTCTGCAATGTGATACTCGATTGTACCGTCAGACATTTCAATAGGATAAACAACTCTAACTACTTTTCCTTTACCAGTTGGCCCCCATTCTGGATCTGTCACTGACAATCCTTTATAACCTGGGTACGAAAAATGGTCTTCTTCTCTCACTTCCCAATGACGATGAACATGTTTTACGTTCCGTCCAAATTTTGAAAGGATAGCATCGTTTCCATCTCCTTCAATACCCATTTCAATTACTTTCACCCAATTATCTGATTGACCAAACTGTTTCCTATTAACATTTCTAGTCTGAAAATAGACTTCACGAGGAATAGCTGAAGCATTGACTTGTAATGCTGCAATTGTCATTAATGTTTCTGTCATATTTGTTGAATCTACATCATTAATTGACAAGTTTGAGTTTGTTAGCATTGTATTAATTCCTTGTATAGCGCTTATTACGCATTGCTTTTGATATTCAGTCATATTTATTCCATTACTCAATAGCTGTGATTCTACTTGTGGCATAAAGGTATCGTTAATTTTAGTTAATCTATTTCCGTAAATCTTATTTTCTGCAAGTTCATGTGTCATCTATTTTCCCTCCGTTTTGTGATTTTTGATTCGTAAAGTTTTATCATCTTCATTTACATACATAGCAATAACTTGAGTGTCTACTTGAACAAAGTCTCTATTGTGATTAGTCAAACCTTCAGCGTTATCGATAAAAATTGGAACGATATAGCCTTCCTGTTTCATTAGAGTGTTGGATACGTCTAATCCAGCTTGCATTCTGCTTCCGTTATTTAGAGAACTGAACGGTACCCCGTCAATCATCGGCTCACATACTGCTTCATTGAGTCCTCCGTCTTCAAAGAAATCGAACAATTTCCATTTAACAACTGAGAAGTGACTATTTATAATTTCTTGCAGCATATTTTGTTTTGTTATAAAGAATTCTTCAAATAGTACTAATTTTTGTAATACTTCGCCTTTCTTATGAGATAATTGGCGCTCTTGTTCATTGAAATCTTCAATAATCGATAACTGTCTTTCATACTCTTTTAGCAAGGCTAATTTTTCATCAATCTTTGCGATTTCTTTATCTATTTCTGTAATCTCACTTGTTTTAGCGGAAGTTTGTTCTAGAATAGCTTCGTTACTTTGAGTAATGTATTCTTGCAATTTTTTTATTTCTTTAGTGATAGTTGAATATTTTTCAGTTGCTTCAAATGGTATTTTGTCTAATTTTAATGAGGAAATCTGCTGCTCTACATCAGCTAAGTTTTCCTTCACATCTTCCAAGTGTTTTTTAGCAATGTTATATGCTTCTGTTTTAATCAATAGTTGTTCTTTTAACTCGTTGATCTCTTTTTTTAGGGCTTCGCGATCTTTGTTATTTTGAATACCTTTTTCTCGAATTTCAGAGAGCTTGATTTGCTTATCCGCTTCAAACTGGGCTTTTATTTCTTTATTTGTTAACTCAATTTCTTCTGCACGTTTTCGCTCTTCTTCCTCATGATGTCGTTTCATTTCATCTTGATCCTTGACATCATATGGACGATTACAGTGCTGACAAATTAAAAGATTTTCATTGAATGATAATTTGGTATAAACTAGACCGCCTGTAAATTCTTCAGCTTCTACTTCATCATATTTGTCGTACAATTCTTCATGCTTTTTATTTAATGCAATCAGTTCATTATCTTTTATAGAAACCAAACGTTCTGTTACATTAAGACTTGATTCTTCATCTGCATACGTCTTCTGGGCCTTATTGAGATCAGCAAAGAGTTTTGACTTACCTTGCTCAATGCCGTTAATGCGAGCATTCTGTGCATTATCATGCTTCAATTTAGCAGCAGTTAATTCTTCTTGTTTTGTATTAAGACTTGCAATTAATTCTGAAATATTACCACCATTTCTAATTGTAACGAGCTGGTTTTCGATGTCATTTTTCTTTAATGTCAACTCGTTGCGAGTGGTTAATAGTTGCTCTTTGTTGATATTTTCAATATCTGGCAATGCTGCTTGAATACCTTCGATTTTTACAGGAATATTTTTCAGCGTTTCGTTGATTCGCTTTTGGTCTTGAAGCACACGATCACGAGCTGTTTTAATGTCATCATTGCCAATAATTTCTTTTAATTGGTGAATTGATGGCGTTTCGTTGATAATCTCTTCATCTGTCTTGCTGCCAAAGTATTCAAAAAGCTTTTGACGTCGTTCATCTGCCACTAACTGCTCACAAAAATAAGTCACACTAGTCAGATTCTTAAATGTGTCTTGATCTAATACTTTTTCTACTTCATCGTCAAATGCTTTCTTTGTGGTGGTCTCTAATCCGTCTACGAGGTATTTTGTAAACATCTCATAAGACTTGTGTTCCGAATTTCGTTTGATGACTTCTTTGTCTCCTCGGACCTTTTCAAACTCCTTTGCCTGACCATTGATAGCTAAAACGACAGTTACTGATGTCTGTTTACCGCGAATTGGCTCGCTATTTTCATCAAGTGGACGCCACTGAATCTTAGTACGTTCTTTTGAATCTTTGTTGAACAAGCACCAGAGAAAAGCATCATAGATAGTTGTTTTGCCTGCATCGTTGTCTCCAAAAATATCAATACTTTTACCATTTGGTTCAATCATCAGGTCCGATATACCTTTAAAATTATGAATACGGATTGACTCCAAGCTAATGTTTTTCATACAATTAATCTCCTTCAATTTCGATATTGTCTTCTAAGATTGCTCGTATAACTGTTTCTTTGCGTTTGTTACAAATTTCAGTAGCAACATCATACCAAGCACTACTATGATTTTGATTCAGCTCTGTTGTTAAATCATATCTATAACTTTTACTAATTATTGGATCAACTAACCAATCCATACGTGCAATTAAGGCTGTAGCGTATAATTCTCGTTCTGCGCAATTTTCAGTCGCGTTTTTAAACCATTCTTCAAACCGTTTTGACATGGTTAATTTATTTGACACATTATCCATTTCATTTCCTCCAGATTTTGTGTTATAATTCTCATGTATAATTTTTGTATGGGACTTAATCGTTTGTGGACGAGTGAGTCTCTTTTTTTGTGTAAGCTAAATATTTTGCATCGTCGTATTTCATGAACCAAACAACTGCAATTGGTCCAATAATCAAAAGTGGATAGCTCGCTGGAACACTATTTTTAATTACTAACCCTAATATAAAGACAAGAATAAATGATCCTAAAATTCTAGCTTCGTATAAGCTTTTTGGTTTTCTTTTCTTCATTTATTTTCCACTCCTATTTACCCATAGCACTCTGATAAACATTAAAAAAAGTGCTAATATAATCGCTGTTAAAAATTGTGATTTAATCAAACATAAAATAAACACAAAGAATAAAATTCCTACGGAAAGTGTCATCATTGTTTTAATTGCAAGTTCCTTATTCTTCACTAGAGACCCTCCTATATAAAGTTTCTTTCATACCATTCTTCTAAATCATCGACTTCTATTCTTACCAATCCACCATTTCTTTTAGCAGGTAATGGATCAATTTCTCGTTTCATCCATCTTGTAACAGTAGCAGCTGAAACATTTTTTCTTTTTGCTACTTCTATTGCTTTCAAAGGTGGAATTTTCTTTGAATTAACTTTTCGATCTTTTTTTGATTTAAAATCAATAACTTCTAGTGCCATTTGTATTCTCCTTCCTCATGTATCCTAATTGTTCCCAATATGGAAAACGTTGCTCACTTAAATAACGAATATCGATTGAAGCAAGATCACACAAGCTACTAAGTAGTGTGATTTCAACAATTACTTCATCTAAATATTCATTTGCGTATGCAACTATTTTAGAAATATCTTGTTCAGATAAATATTCAGGATTTTTCAAAATAATTCTTTCGACGTCATGCTTCAATGCTTTTCTCTCATTAGATTCAATTTTCTGTAATCGGTCCAATGATGAAGGATCTTTTCGATAAACATCTCCATCGCAAGTTTTAAACATTCCAAAAAACTGATGAATAACTTCCATTGTGAAAGTCGAATCTCTAAAGTGATCACTAAGCCTTAGAGCATTTTCAATCGTTACTGGTTTAACATTATTCTGAGAAGTCCAATCACTCAATGATTGTTGAGATGTACTGATTTCACGTGCCACATCTTTCTTCTTTTCATTTTTCTTATTAAGAACTTCGATTAACGACTTTCTCAATATTACTGACATTGACATTTACTTTTACTTCTTCCTTTCTTAATTAACCATCTTTTTATATGATGTATTTTTTAATACAATTAGAGTAGATCTAATTGATAGTTCAACTTATCCTGTGCTTGTTCATACAGACGAATTAACTGATCATCTGTTGCTAGTTCAACAATAAGCTTTACGTTTGGCATGATTTCCAAAATGAAATCAATCATCTTTTGTTTTTCTGGCATATTTTCACCTCCTATCCAAATGTAAAGAGACATAACGAGTCATAGTTATTCAAAAAAAAAGTGTCCAATCAAAACCCAAAATTGATGCGATTCGCATAGCACTTTCCACAGACGGTCTTCTTCTTCCCTGTTCAATAGATGCATATGTGGTTCTTGAAATTTCCGCTTTAACGGCAACCTCTTCTTGAGTCATTTTATTTTTTATACGCAATTTCAATAGCCAATCTCTCATTTTTCGTCCTCCTTTATGTGTCGTATTGCGTACTTTTATAATACTACGCATTTTGACACATGTCAACAATTAATTACTCTTTTTGACACATTCAATATATTTAACTTCAAACTACGCATATTGCGTAGTATTATATGTACATAACGAATCGTAGGAGGTAACATTATGTTCGGTACACGCTTAACAGAATTAAGGAAACAAAAAAAATTAACACAAACTGATGTTGCAAATGCACTTGGTGTAGCTAGAACGACTTACTCTTCCTATGAACAAGGAAGAAGAACTCCAGATATAGATATCCAAAATAAGATTGCTGACTATTTCAATGTAAGTCTAGATTATTTACATGGGAGAGAAAGTTTTGAAGATACTTCCTTATCAAAAAAACAATTAACCGTCGCTGCTCATATAGACGATGACGTTTCAGATACAGAAATGAATGAGATTCTCTCTTTCATTGATTATATTAAGAAACGCGATCACAAATAATTAAAGTAGTAGGTGTTTTTATGGTTACTTCAGAAGAACTGATGGCTCGCTTTTCAGATTTAACATATAAGTTTGAATCAAACATGCCAGAAAAGCAAAAGGGATTGTATATTAATAATGTTGTTTATTTAAATCCTCAACAACATCCTAGAGAATTAACTAGTACAGTTGCAGAGGAAATCGGGCATCACCTCACGTCGGTTGGTGATATAATAGATCAAGATACAAATGAAAAGAGAAAACAAGAACAAAAAGCTCGTGATATTGGAGCAACAATGGTAGTCACACCTCAAGATTTAATTGACTGCTATCATGAACGTTTTACATATGTTTGGGAATGCGCCGATTTCCTAGGCATTACAAAACAAGCCTTGGAATGTGCTTTATCTGCTTATTCCAAACAGTTTCCTGAAGGTCTTGTATACGGCGATTATAAATTGTTTTTTAAACCTAACGGTACATTGGGGATTGTTAAATGGTTTTAAAGTAAAGGAGCTATATTATGAAAAATAGTATCTTATTTATGTTGGGAATATCTTTGTTCTCAATGACTGCTTGTTCTGATGGGGATAAAAAAGAAGTAAAAACAACAGTATCGTCTTCTACTGTTATCTCTGTCACCAAAGAATCATCTGGTAATACGAAGAAAAACGAATCAAATTCAATAACTAAAACGTCCAATGTTATTACTTCTTCTACATCTGTGGAAAAGCCACAGGTGGAAGTAAGTTTAGCTGATTTTATTGGCGGTTGGGGTATTCCTCAAAGCGGAAACCTATTTTTTATTAATGAAGACGGGACATATTCAAATGGTCAAGTAGACCACTCTTCATTAATTGACCTTAAATTTAATATTTTAGCGGATGGAAGAAAATCAATGAGCTCTAATTTAGGAACTCTAATTAAAGAATCTGATGGCACATTAACAGATGGCGAACTAGTCTTTCAACCACTTGAGTTTAGTAACAA